AGGTGCCATCGTTAAGCGCGAATGGTGGAAGGTTTGGGAGAAAGATGACCCCCCAAGGTGTAATTTTATTATTCAATCATGGGACACGGCATATGAAACGACGAATCGTTCGGACTTTTCTGCGTGTACGACGTGGGGTGTATGGACTACTGAGGAAGGTGAGACAAACATTATTCTTCTAGATGCCTACAAAGCACGGCTTGAGTTCTATGAGCTTAAGAAAAAAGTATTAGAACTGCATACAGAGTATGAACCTGACGCATTAATTGTAGAAAAGAAAGTTTCAGGCATATCGCTCTATCAGGAGTTGCGACGGATGGGTGTGCCGGTGTCAGAATTTACCCCCAGCAAGGGCAACGACAAGATAACTAGGCTCAATTCAGTTTCAGACATTATCCAATCGGGGCGGGTGTGGGTGCCCAACACTAGATGGTCAGAAGAGTTAATTGATGAGGTTGCTGCTTTTCCCGCAGGCGAGCATGATGACTATGTGGATGCAACTACGCTAGCATTAGCAAGGTTTAGGAATGGTGGGTTTTTGCGCCTTCCAACAGATGAACCCGATGAGTTGCAATATTTCCGTGGGTTTCGTGGCGCTAAGCGCGGGTACTACTTAAGTTAGGACATATCATGGCTATTGATAAAGGTTTGTACGGTGCACCCGAGGGGCTTGAAGCCTTGGCGATGGGCGAAGCGCCCATTGAGATTGAGATCGAAGACCCTGAATCCGTAAAAATTGGTATTGATGGGGTTGAGATTGACCTGATGCCCGAAGATGAAAACGAAGAAGAAGCGTTTGATTCCAACCTTGCCGAGTACATGACCGAAGCCGAACTGCAAAAGATTGCAGGCGACATTATGGAATTGATTGAGGCTGATATTAATAGTCGCAAGGATTGGGCGGATACCTATGTAAAAGGTTTGGATGTGCTGGGCCTACGTTATGACGAGGTAACAGAGCCTTGGGATGGTGCGTGTGGTGTGTTCTCTACCCTGCTTACTGAAGCTGCGATTCGCTTTCAAAGTGAATCAATCATGGAGACATTCCCAGCAAGTGGGCCTGTGAAGACACAGATTATCGGTCAGTTTACGCCTGAGATTGAAGAAGCAGGCAAGCGCGTGAAGGCTGATATGAACTATCAGTTAACTGACAAGATGCCTGAGTATCGGTCAGAGCATGAGCGTGCGTTATGGGGTGTGGCGCTAGCTGGTTCGTCATTTAAGAAGGTCTACTACGACCCATCGTTAGAACGCCAAGTTTCGTTCTATGTATCTGCCGAGGATGTCATCCTCCCATATGGTGTAACAAACATTAGACGTACAGACCGCCTTACGCATGTGATGCGTAAGACTAAAAATGATATTAAGCGGTTGCAGGTCAATAGGTTTTACCGCGATGTTGATATTGGCGAACCTTTAGCAACTCAGACCGATATTGAGAAAGCTAAAGCTCAGAAAGAAGGTATTGAGCAGACTAAAGATGAGCGGTATCAGATATGTGAGGTGCATATCGAGTATGACTTGCCGGGGTATGAGGAAGAATTACCACTGCCCTACGTCATTACTATCGACAAAAACACCAACAAAGTCTTAGCTATACGACGTAACTATAAAGAAGACGACCCTCAGAAACGTGCGCGTCAGCACTTTGTACACTATATGTACATCCCTGGCTTTGGTGCTTATGGCTTCGGGTTGATTCACATTATCGGTGGTTATGCTACGGCAGGCACCATGCTGATTCGTCAGCTTGTGGATGCAGGTTCACTATCTAATCTTCCCGGTGGGTTAAAGGCTCGTGGTCTGCGGATCAAAGGTGATGACACCCCTATCGCTCCGGGTGAATGGCGAGATGTGGACGTGCCGGGAGGTGCAATCAGAGACAACATTCTGCCGCTTCCTTATAAAGAACCCAGTCAGGTTCTCCTCGCATTATTAAACCAGATCACCGAAGAAGCACGACGGCTCAGTGGTATGGCTGATATGAAAGTCAGCGATATGTCGAGTCAGGCTCCGGTGGGTACAACGCTGGCTCTCCTTGAGCGGCAACTAAAAACAATGGGTGCGGTGCAGGCTCGCATCCATGCAGCGATGAAAGAAGAGTTCAAGCTGCTAAAAGAAATCATTAGGGAATACACCTCACCTGATTACAGCTACGTGCCGCAAGATGGCACACCGCAAGTTAAAGCCGAAGACTACGACATCGTGGAAGTTATCCCGGTGTCTGACCCCAACGCCTCGACGATGGCTCAGCGGGTTGTGCAGTATCAAGCTGCCTTGCAGCTAGCCCAAGGAGCGCCACAGCTCTACGACCTACCTCGCCTACATAGGCAGATGCTGGATGTGCTGGGTATTCCTAACGCCGACAAACTAGTACCCCTGCCTGATGACCAGAAGCCCAAAGATCCGGTGACTGAGAATATGGACGCATTAAAAGGAACCCCTCTTAAAGCGTTTATCTACCAAGACCATCAAGCGCACATTTCAACGCATATGGCCTTCTTACAAGACCCGAAGATTGCACAAATGATTGGGCAAAACCCCATAGGGCAGCAGTTGCAAGCCTCAATGATGGCGCACGTCGCTGAGCATTTAGGGTTCCAGTACCGTCAAGAGATTGAGCAACGTGTCGGGTTACCCTTACCTACGCCAGAACAACAACTCTCTGAACCTGAAGAGTATGCGATGGCTCGTTACGTGGCACAAGCTGCCCAACAAGTGCTCCAGATTCACCAAGGGGAAGCCGCGCAACAACAATCCCAACAGATGGCACAAGATCCGTTGGTTCAGATGCAGCAACAGGAACTCCAGATTAAAGCTATGGAGCAGCAGCGTAAAGCTGCTAAAGACCAAGCTGATATTGCGCTCGCTACGGCTCGCCTACGCAACGAAGATAAACGTATTCAAGTAGAAGCGGAAAAAGAAAATATCCGACTGCAAAGCCAAAATAGCCGCGAGGATAAAAAGATTCAAGCGGACTTACTTAAAACTGCATTATCTAAGAGGCCTATGTAATGACCCAAGAACGTGCAATGTTGGATCACTTATTTAATAAGCTCAAAGAGCGTGAGCGAGAAGTAGGTGAAGCGATGACCGAAGGGAACTGTAAAGACTTTGCTGAATATAAGAATTTGTGCGGCGTTATCCAAGGTCTGCGCCGTGCAAGGATGGAAGTACAAGACCTTGTGCAACGTTATGAGGAATTTGAGAATGACTGAAGTAGCAGACGCAGTAATTGAAGACGTTAAAGAAAGAGCAAAGCAACTACCAATTGTTAAGGGTTATAAGATCCTTTGCACACTCCCTAATATCGAGAATAAATTTGATAGTGGGATTATTAAAGCTGATACGACGGTCAAATATGAAGAGTTACTAAGTAACGTGCTCTTTGTTGTTGCTTTGGGGGATATGGCGTATGCCGATCAGAATCGTTTCCCCACTGGGCCTTGGTGTAAACCGGGGGACTTTATTGTTACTCGTGCTAATACTGGCACTCGTATCAAGATTCATGACCGTGAGTTTCGGATTATTAACGATGATTCCGTTGAGGCTGTGGTGGAAGACCCCCGTGGCATTCAGCGTGCGTGAGGTGATGTATGGATAAAACTGAATTCAAGTTTCCTGACGAGAAAGAACCAGAAGCCAAACAAGAGACTAAAGGTGATGATGGGTTTGAGTTTGATATTGAGGTGATTGACGACACGCCCGATCCTGATAAAGGACGAAAGCCATTACCTGAGCCTGTTGGTGAAGTTACTGACGACGAACTTTCTAAATACGACGAGAGTGTTCAGAAACGGATCAAGAAACTGTCGCATGGTTACCACGATGAGCGTCGGGCTAAAGAAGCTGCCCTACGTGAGCGCGAAGAGGCTTTACGGTTTGCTCAGCAGATTGTCGAAGAAAATAAACGACTTAAAACCGATTTAAGTTCTAGCAGTACGTTGCTTGTTGGTACGGCTAAAGATAATGCGGAGATGAAGCTAAACCAAGCTAAGCAGAAATATAAAGAAGCTTATGACTCTGGTGATTCTGATGCACTATTACAGGCCCAAGACGAGTTAACTATAGCGCGGTTGACGTTAGATAAACTATCTACAAATACCCGTGAATCTAAAAAGCCTTTACAAGAGCAAGAAACTCCTGTAAATATAGCGCCACGACCCGCCCCAGAACCTCCTCGGGCAGACCCAAAAGCACTTGCATGGCAACAACAAAATCGGTGGTTTGGGGATGATGAGGAAATGACTAGCTTTGCTTTGGGGTTGCACGAAAAGCTAGTTAAAAATGGAGTTGATCCAACTTCAGATGATTATTATGAGCGTTTAAATTCTCGCATCCGTGAGAAGTTTCCTGAAAATTTTCCTGGGTCAGAGGAGAAATCGAAACGGACGAGCAGTAATGTTGTAGCCCCCGCAAGCAGAAACGTTGCCCCGAAAAAAATCACGTTGACGCAGACGCAGGTTGCACTAGCTAAGAAGTTGAAGATACCTCTTGATTTATATGCCAGGAAAGTGGCGGAAGGAATGACAAATGGCTGATACCAAAACAATTGAAAATCGTTTAAACCGCGAATTAAATACCCGCGCCAAAGATGAGCGTCCTCGCACTTGGGCACCGCCCACGTTGCTGCCTGACCCTGATCCTGAAGCTGGATATAAATTTCGTTGGGTGCGTGTTAGTACGATGGGTCAAAACGATCCACGTAATGTGTCATCAAAACTCCGCGAAGGCTGGGAACCTGTTAGAGCAGCAGATCATCCAGAAATTTCAATGTATCTAGATAATGACAACGAGCGTTATAAAGACAACATTGTGGTTGGTGGATTAATGCTGTGTAAAACCCCAACAGAAATGGTTGACCAGCGCAACGACTTTTATCAAAAGCAAGCCGATGCGCAAATGCGTTCTGTTGATAGTAACTTTATGCGCGAGAATGATCCACGGATGCCTCTGTTTTCAGAGCGTAAATCTTCGGTGACGTTCGGACGCGGTAATCAACAATCTAAGGAGTAATTCCAAATGGCTTACCCGACTGTTTCAGCCCCTTATGGGCTAAAACCGATCAATTTGATCGGTGGTCAGGTCTTTGCCGGAGCAACTCGTCAGCGTCGTATCGCATCCGGTGCTTCTAGCATTGGTTTCGGTGACCCCGTCATTTTTGTTAACGACGGTACCGTTGCGGTTTCGACTTCAACGACAACTGCCCCTGCAACAGGCTTTGCTGGCGTCTTTCTAGGATGTCAGTTTGTTTCTTCTGTAACCGGCCAACCGACCTTTTCACAGGCATGGATCAGCGGTACTTCGGTAAAGGCTAACACCTTTATCACCGCCTTTGTTTGTGAAGATCCTGATCAGTTGTTCCAAGTTGCTGTAGTTACTGGCACGACGGTTGTTTCGACATCTTCTGGTCTGACTTATAGCAATATCAACAACAACGTTGCACTTGTGGCTAACACGCTTAATACCGTTAGCTACGATTCTCAGCAGGCAATTTTGTTGAGTTCAGCAGACGTAACGGCGACTTTGCCTATACGTATTGTTGATTTGGTGCCGGATACGGCGTTTACCTATAGTGGCACTGTCTACTACCCAGAAGCTATCGTTAAGTTCAATGCACCGTATGTTGTGCAAGCGACTGGCGTAGTTACAGGTGGTCATGCCTACTACAACCCAACCGGTCTGTAAGGGGAAATTTAAATGGCTATTTCACGCGCACAACTATTGAAAGAGCTGCTCCCCGGCCTGAACGCCCTGTTCGGTTTGGAGTATGCAAAGTATGGCGAAGAGCATAAAGAGATTTACGAAACTGAATCTTCCGAACGCTCGTTTGAAGAGGAAACCAAGCTGTCAGGCTTTACCGCTGCCCCAGTTAAAAACGAAGGTAGCGCCATTGCTTACGACAACGCGCAGGAAGCTTGGACCGCACGTTATACGCACGAGACCATTGCTTATGGCTTTTCAATCACTGAAGAAGCGATTGAAGATAACTTGTATGACTCTTTGTCTGCTCGTTATACCAAAGCACTTGCACGGTCGATGGCTTATACCAAGCAGGTAAAAGCTGCTGCGGTTTTGAACAACGGCTTTAGTGCGGCAGTTACTTATGGTGACGGTCAGCCTTTGTTCTCAACTTCGCATCCGCTGGTTTCTGGTGGTGTCAACAGCAACACGACCGCTACGGGCGTGGATCTTAACGAAACCTCGTTGGAAAATGCAGTGATTCAGATCGCTGCGTGGACTGATGAACGTGGGCTTTTGATCGCTGCTAAACCCCGTAAGTTA